CCAGCAATTAGATCTGTGCTAGAGTTAGATACGCTAGTCTTTTTGTAATACCACTTATCGTTGGCATCACTAGGGGTGACAGTCATGCTTGCCGAAAAAGTCTTTGCAATTTCATCTGGCAAAACTGTCACTTGCATTGTCACTTGAGCATCATTTGCCATCTTATACTCCTATCAACCGAGGGCGATTGCTAATGCGGTCGCTGTGCCAGCGACCTCTGTGTTATCTGCAATATTCAGTGAGGACGCAACCCCCGTAACGGCGGCTCCAGACCCAGCCCCGTCACAAAACACAATGTCAGTCGTTCCATTTGGTATTGACACTGTGGCTCCTGTTCCTTGTTTTATGGTAGCTGCCCTGCTACCAGTCAAAGAGTTTTTAATAATAAAGAACTTAGTAGCGGTATTTGGTGCAATAGTCACGACATTTACGCCGCCTAAATCAGATCCACTATCTTTAAGATTGATAACCGCAAACATTCCCGTTTGAACATTACTCTGTCCAGAGGTAGGAGAGGCCGCTCTTATTGTAAGGGTGGTTGTGAGGTTTGAAGCAGTTAAGTCTGATGCACCCAAAACCCTGTCAAATATATCAAAGTTAAAATTAGTAACATCACCCCAACTACCAGATAGTTCTCCGGTGGCTGGCTTTTCTATACCAAGATTTGTACTAAACGAGCTTGCCATACGGTACTCCTACGCCGCTATATCAGTCCAATTAGGATTCTGCGAGGGTGTCTGTGTAGACCAGGACTGAGACGCTGTAGTGACGGCAGTCCAATTTGGTGTCTGACTAGGCACAATGCTCGTATACACGAGGACTATACCACTATTTACTGTTGCTGTAACCCCTGTAACTGGATACTTGGTGTTTTGAGTCACAGTGCCAAGAGAACTCGTGGCTGCATTACCCGTGACAGAGAGTGTAGAGCCTCCTGCTTGTGTGGTTGTCCCTAATGCGCTAGTGGCGGCATTACCCGTGGCTGTAGCCTTTGCACCTGCCGCAACCGACTCATCACCAAAGCTAACAGTGGCTGTAACACCAACACCTGCAACATTTGCAGAACAGTTGGTTGTCTCGTCTCCTACAGCACTGGTGCCAGCAACACCTGTGGGTGATACAACACCTGTGCCTGTAACCGAAGATACAGAGTTTAGTAGTCCAGAGGCAACTACACCTGTGGCAACACCAGCGATGGAGGGTATGACAATTACATTACCAACCGCAGTTGTTGCGGCAACACCCGTGACAGTGACAGGTACGGCTTGGTTCCAAGCCCCTTGCCCCCAAGTGCCTCTACCCCATCCCGATACGGTCACCGTGTCACTCCGTTACGCTATGCGAATAATAGCGTTACTTGCATCGGCTGTTGGAAACTGAATAGTAAAAGTGCCAGAGGTAGACGTTTTATTAGACGAAAAGTCCAACACTGCAACAGCTTTGTTACTGTTTGTGCTATTGTATATCAAAGCACCCATCGCTGTGATGGTGGCTGTGGTAAAACTAAGGTCCGCAAAATCAGTGAAAGCGGTGGTTCCAGATGTCGTGGGAGCCACTTTAGTGAGCGTGCCGCCGCCTGTTGCGTATGTGCCGCTAGAAGCCACCTCACCTGTTGTGGTAAATGCTGTGGTAGCTGCACCCAAAGTTGCTGTGGTGCTTGACTTACCGCCGCTGCTTTCTGCATACAATGCAAGTTTAAAAGCGTTACCGTTTGTTGCGAAATTGTGCGTACCCAACATCAATTCTTGCTTGAATGCGGTACACATTGCTTGTGCTATTGCCATTACAGTCTCCCTATAGCGTCAGCTAGTTGATGTTGACCCGCCTCACGGACCTTCGCGCAAATTGTAGCACGTTCTTCCTTTCTAGCCAACTCTACATAATATTGCACTAAATTTCGGACTCGATCCTTAAAAGCCTCCGCTTGTAAACGTATAGGCTCTGGAGCTTCGTCCGATATATACATTATTTTATTTGCCGCCATGTCAGCTATCTGATCATTGGAAAGTCCCCCATTATCAGACGATACAACGTTTACTGATCCTACTGATGCAACATTTACCTCAAACATTATCATGTCTCCCAAAGATAATCGGATTTGACTCAACTGGTTCAGGAGGCTCTATCTCCGATTGTTTTGTTATTAACAACCCTCCATCTTTCACTGTTTGAACAAGAGGATCGTCTAATCTATGATAACCATACAGTTTTTCATTGTCTGGCACACTGGTATCTAACAAGCTAGATTTACTAGCTATTTCTATCTTTATACCTCTTGAAACAGCAATCGCACACCAGAACTCAACACAGGCTCTGCCTGACTCAGCCATGCTTACGTTTTTGTATGTGTAATCAATTCCGTACAAACATATAGTGCCTGCTTTTGCCCAGATGGCATACGCTACAGCATATGCAACCGTATTGTTGAAATAACAATAACCTAATTCCGTAGCCACTTCTTTAAGAGGAAACAGCTCTAGATGCTTTACACGCTTGTCTAACTGACATGTTATTATGGGTTTTTTGTTTGTTTTTAAAAACTCACGAGCAATACCTGTTTGAGATCCAGCATTCTCAGTGTCAAGAAATCTGGACACTGGATCCATCATGAATGTCTTATCAACGTGAATAATACCGCCAATACAGTTTATTCCCCAGATTTCATCAAATTCATGCGAGGCAACTCGTGCAGCTATATAATCGGAATAGCTACCGCCGAGTCCAACAATGGCAATCTTCATGTTCTTGTTCTTCTAACCAATCCCATTCGATACGCATCAGCATTTTCTCTAGCTTCTCCGTAATCCTTCAAGCGTATCAACGATTCATTAAATCTGTCTCCATACATCTTCATAACGTCTGGCTCACCTTTCATAAAGGTGTAAGCCTCAACTAGACTACCATATAGCATGGCGTTCGGAGCATTTTCACTAAGCCAGGTCTCTGTTGTATCTGCGCTTGTAGACACCACCGTGCCCGTGGCTCCACTCGTGGCACCTGTGACTGTTTCACCTACAGTGAAATCAGTGCTTGGAATTACAACAGTAAACACAGTAGCAGACGTTATCGCAGATATCGTGGTGCTGGCTCCACTCGTGCCACCTGTTATGGTTTCCGAGGCTTGAAAGGTGCCACTTACGCTACTAACAGTGAGAACGAACTGACTAGCTGTCAGACTGGTAGGACGAAAATAATAATGAAGTTCTGCCGTAAATGCCGCATTAGGCGTGGGGGCTAATATAAAATTGTTTACATCATACAACGCATAATATTTAGGAACGCCTGTGGTGGCTATCGTTGAATTATATTCTTGTACAAAGTTAACATCTTTTTGAATGATAAACTCTCTTGCTCCTGAGTTCTCTATAGCCAAACTAAACGAAGCTAAATAATCGTCAGGAACAGCTAAAAACTCATTACTAGCGGTTGTTGTTCCGTTAACGTTTTTACGAAAGAAATCAAGATCTACGCTTTTGAAAATACGTTCTTCTGCGGATGATATAAAATCAGATAGATGAGACACAAAAGTTGTCTCTTGATTTTCTGTATAATCCTTAATCGCAGTTTTTAATGTCGTGTATGTATAACTCATGGTGTATTTGCCTGACCGCCCATACCGCTATGATTCGTACAGTAGTAATACAATGTCGGTGCGCCAGAGGCTACTGTTATTTGAGTGTACGCTCCAGAAGAACCAGGCGTTCCGCTTGATGTCACACCAGTCGTGTACTGAGAACCACCACTGTGCGTTCCACCGGAAGTCGTTGAAAATCTTAGAGGATGACCAGAATTGCTGCTGTCTGACTGATCAAATCTATATGTGCTGCCCTCTGACAGACTAACAGTATCTTGTCTGACTCCGTCGATGTAATATTTATTATAACCAAGATAAGAGGCAACTGTGACAGTGTATGTCGCTGCTATCGAGGATACCGCAGTGCCAGAAGCCGTAACAGTTCCAACAGAACCTGTGCCAGAAACACCTGTAATAGTTTGAGTTGCAGGAGTATGCACATCACCACCAAAGGTAACTTCTCCCACAGAACCCACGGCTGTAGGGATCACTTCGTAAACAAGAGTGTTTAAACTAAAGATAGGAAATACAACGGTCACATTAGTGAGTTCCGATATATCTGGTCTAGGATCTCGTAAAGCCTGTAGATCTGCAACCACTCTTCTCGGTTCTAATTGAGGATGCTTCTCTTCATACTCATCCTCTCCAACGAGCAATCCATTCCATTCTTTTCGCATGTTTCGCAGGCGGTATCGAAAACCAGATCGATCTGATATTCCATATGCATCTTTACCGACTGCAAATCTAGCCATTATACCCTCAGATACTGAATGTCAGGCTGAAGTTTTAAAGAAACCTTGTCCTCATCCTCATCCGCTGCACGCTGAAACTCTTCTTCATACAGCGTTTTTAAAAGCTGTACACGTTCTGGAGCCTTTTTTAATGCAATATAGTAAGCCATACCAGCCGCTGCACATGGCAAGAACCGGAATGGAAGTTCTGTCGTGTTTACTAATGCATCTGCATCTTCTATACGTCTTACATAGTAATATATGAGTTGGTCCGTGCTGTTCTCCGGTGTAGGCCACAACGTGATTTCAGGAGTTATCTGTCTATTAAAGAAATACTGGGACGGTCTACCTTCAGTGGTTTTAGAGGGTTGAGACAAGTAATTACTTCTACTTATTTTACTCATGGTGAAGTCTGTATTACTTCTTCTGATAACCACTTCTAAAAGATCCACAACATCAGCCCCTAATGTAACGGTAGCTTGACCAGCGGTTAATGTGGTTGTAGCTTGACGAACAGTCCAAAGATTAACCCCTCTGTTCGCCCAATCAGCAAACATTAAGTTCATAGAACGCCTAGCTGTTCTCGCATCGTATCCGGTGCGGACTTCAAGTCCGCACCTTTCATACGCCTCTTCAATGATTTCAGCTACGTCAAGGTCGAAATCTCTTGATCCAGAGGTTGCCATCACTCTTCCTCATTATAAAGGTTATCAAATATCCTGTTCACATCTAGTGTATAGTCTAAATCACTTTTTGAATAGTGTATATGCTGAGAAGGTTTAAAGTGTGGTGCACCTTCACCTGTCTCAAACCAAGCAGGGTGTGTAACTCTTACACGGTTATTAGGCAAAGCAACAATATTCCCCGTCCATTCACCAGCATCAAGCAGTTGCAAAACATGACTTTGTTTATGCTGCGCCGGATCATCTGCTATCTCGGACTCGGAGTAATCTACTGTAAACAGGTACTTTGCAGGAAAGAAATCACTGTCTATTTTAGCCAACCAAGGGCAGGGCGTAGCTCGATCTATCACATAAACGGCGTGATTATGCGATGAACAGTCCCAAGGTTGAGCATCATATGTGTTCATGGGTTCAGGCCATTCCTCTAAAGGTATATCAGCAACTAGAGCGGTTATGGGCATTCTAGCCCACATTGCACCTCCATGTACCGTATCTTCCTCTTCACCTTCTGCTTCACTTCCAGTAAACATAACTTGGAAACTCAGACATCTGTTAGGCATGGACGTTACACCAACGACCATTGCGTGCAAAAACTCACCATGATATGCCTCATGGTTATGAGTATACTCGCGCCGCACCCATGCCTTAAAGTAGGGAACATTGCTATATAAATATGGCATTAGGCTTTAGATACTTTGTATCCTAGCTTTTTAGCAGCAGAACGAAGTTGTGCAACAGTCATTTTCTTACCGCCAGTAGAGCCGCCTTTAGACATCATCCGTATCTTTTTACCACCAGCAGCACCGCCTTTAGCCATCCTTCTCATTTTCTTGCCGCCAGCAGCACCGCCTTTAGCCATTTTCCTAACTTTACCACCAGCACGGTAGCCCTTTTTCTTCATAGCCATTTTTATCTCCTTATGACTGTGTTACTGCACCTTTTGTGCGTTTTCTACGGTTAGACATTATTGCACCGCATCCCCTAGCAACAGCCGTGCCAGCCACCTTCTTGCCTTTGAAGGGCCGCTTAACTGGTCCTCCCTTTTCAAGGTTTCTGACTT